ATTATAAGGTGGTCAAATAATGCCAACATTAGAAATAGATGGTATAGGCAAAGTCAAGATTGACGATGCAGATTGGAACAATTTAAACAATCAAGGCAAACAAGAACTTGTCAATCGTATTGCAAGAGAAGGCACAACTTCTGAACCAAAAGAACAATCAACTGCTGAAAGCATTGTCGGTGGTGGAAGAACTGGATTGCAAGGTCTTACTTTAGGCTTTGGTGATGAATTAGAAGCAGGATTAAGAACTGGTTTCGGTTTACTTGGTGATTATGATGAAACTGTTGGTGATATTAGAAAAAATATAAAAGATTTTAGAAAAGAAAATCCTGCACTTGCTTTAGGTTTAGAAGTAGGTGGTGGACTTCTTACTGGGGGTCTAGGTGCTGCAAGAGCAGCAGGATCAGCGCTAGGCAGAGAGGCTATTAGAAGATTTGGCACAACTGGATTTGGTGCAGGAGTTGGTGCTACTGAGGGCGCTATAGCAGGTGTTGGCGCAGGAGAAGATGCAGGAAGTAGGCTAACTGGTGGTCTAGTAGGTGGTGTTTTAGGTGGTGGATTAGGTGCTGCCATACCATCTGTGATAAGTGCAGGAAAAGGTGTTGTTAATCGTGTTTCATTGCCTTTTAGTGGTGAAAAAGCAGTCCAAACAGCATCAGATAAAAAAATAGTACAAGGGATAGAAAGATCAGATAAAACAGTTGAAGATGTTATTGATGAAGTAAGAGGCACACCAAATGCAATGATTGCTGATACTGGTACTGGAACTCAAAGATTAACAAGGGGTGCAGCAGGAAGATCAGGAGAGGGTGCTGATATAGCGCAGAAGAATCTTGATGAGAGAATGCTTGGTCTAGGCGATGAGATTGCTGATGACATCAATCAAGTTTTTAATGTAAACAAATCAAGTCTAGAAGTCTTAGATGATATAGCTAGTAAACAGAAACTAAATGCAAATGCAGATTATGATGCAGCTTTTAATTTAGATGGAAAACCAGTAACTGTAAGTGCTGACAAAGTAAAACCATTTCTCAACTTACCTGCTTTTGATGAGGCAATAGATCAAGCAAGAAACCTTGCCAAATTAGAAGGTTTTGATTTACCTGCTAACATCAATGATCTTAGTAAAATAGACAATTTTTCAATCAAAGAACTTCATTACATTAAAATGGGACTTGATGAGGTTCTTGGGTTAGGCAAAAGAGGTGCTTCTAAAACATCTATTGGCAGAGGTGTTGAGAGAGCCTTGAAACAGAAAAGAAACGAGTTTGTTAAGCTAATTGATGATGCCTCACCTAAGATCAATGGTGAAAGTTCATATAGTATTGCAAGAAACAAGTTTGCAGGTGATGCTAGAATTAGAGAAGCAGTTGAAGATGGTGAAAAGTTTTTAAGAGCAAAACCTGAAGAAATTGATCGAATAATATCAAGACTTTCAGATAGTGAAAAGCAAGGCTATTTAGTAGGTGTAGCTGATGCGATCAAAAACTCAGTTGATAGCGCTAAAGGCATGGCAGATGTTGCAAGTAGGATTTTTGGGTCAAAAAAACAAAAAAAACAATTAGAGGCTTTATTTCCAAGCAAAAAGGCTTATGAGCAGTTTGAAAAAAGAATGAAAGCTAGAATAGCTCAAGTAAGTACAAGAAGATTTGTTTCTCAAGGATCAAGAACAGCGCCAATGTCACAAGACATAGATGATGTTGCAAACATACCAACTGGTATATTTGGTATAGGCAGTATCAGAGATTTAGCAGGGAAAGCACTTAACATGACAAGAACACCTGAAGCAGTAGCCTCAAGATTAGCAAGAGACTTAACTGAGACTGATCCAAGAAGATTAGAAGAAATACTTAAAAGATTGCAAACAGCAAGGAATAATCTTCAGCAACAAAGATTAAGATCAGGAAGAAGAATAGGGATTGGTACTGGTTTACTAGGACAGCAAATAGGATTAGCAACTGGCAGAGGAGCAAGTGAATAATGGCAAAGAATAATATTACACAATATGATGCAACAGCAGCTAATAATACTGATATTGACTCTATCAATATAGCAGAGGGCATGGCAGCAAGTGATGTTAACAATGCTATTAGATCCTTGATGAGTCATCTTAAAAACATGGATACTGGAAGTCAGGCATTAACAAGTCCAAGTTTTACAGCAATGTCTACAGACACAATTAATGAAAAAACATCAACCAATGGAGTTGCTATTGATAGTGTTACACTCAAAGATGGAGAGTTAGGCACAACAGCAAGTCCAGTTCCAATCAATTCATCAAGTTTAAATGGTGGGCAGTTTGGGGGAAGAAGAAATCTTATTATTAATGGTGCGATGCAAGTGTCACAAAGAGGTACAAGTTTTACATCTCAAACAGCAGACCATTATTTTGTTGATAGATTTAAACTAGGTGCAACAAGTCTTGGAACTTGGACAACATCACAATCAACAGATTCACCAGATGGCTTTGCTTATTCTGCAAAAATAGAATGTACGACAGCAGATGCAAGTCCTGCTTCAACAGATTTACTTTATTTTTATTCAAGATTTGAAGGGCAAAATTTACAACAATTAAAATTTGGAACATCTGATGCTGAATCTGTGACTATAAGTTTTTATGTCAAGTGTAGTAAAACTGGTGTTTTTACAGTTAATTGGAGAAATCAAGATGCAGGTAGGTCTATTGGTTCAGATGTAACAATTAGTAGTGCAGATACATGGGAATTTAAAACAATTACTTTTGCAGGAGATACTAGTGGTGCTTTTAACAATGATAATGAGTGGTCTGCTAACTTAGAGTTCTTTTTGAATGGTGGAACTAATTATACATCAGGCAATACATTAACAAGTTATGCTTCTCATAGTAATACAAATGGCACACGAGCAGGTGGTACTACTTTAGCATTAGGAGCAAATATTGGAGAAACCATACAATTTACTGGTATTCAAGTAGAAGTAGGCTCTGTAGCCACACCATTTGAGCATAGGTCATTTGGGGAAGAGCTTGGTTTGTGTCAGAGATATTTTAATATTTTTGGTACAGACACAAGTAATGCTTTCGAAAATTTTGGTATAGCAGTTGCTTTTGGGTCAGGTGCAGGAAATATAAGGATGCCAATGAATATGCCAGTAACTATGAGAGCAATTCCATCAGTTGCACACTCTGGTGCATTTGCTTGTATTGGACAACTTAATATAGGAACTCTTTCTTCTATAGGATTAGCTGATGGAGGAAGTCCAACAAACATTATGCTTAATATTACTGGAAGTAATTCAGTTAGTAGTGGAGATGTTTCACCATTTAGGTCAAACAATGATGTAGACGCATTTATAAGTTTTGACTCAGAATTATAGAGGTAAATATGATAATAGAAAATGCACAATATGTTCTTACAGATGGAACAACACAAAATTCATCAATTAATTGTACGATAGATGGAGTTACAATGGCTGTTCCTATGGATACTGCCAACAGACACTATGCAGAAATACTTAAACAAGTAGAAGCAGGAACATTAACAATAAAGGATGCAGAATAATGGCAAAAGATAAAATTACAGAATATGATGCTACAGCAAATAACAACACAGTTGTCGGTGATGTAAATTTAGCTGAAAACTCAGCTTTGCCTTCAGATATGAACAATGCAATCAGAGAACTGATGTCACACTTAAAAGAATTTTCAGCAGGTACATCAGGTTTAGATGTTTTATCATTTCAGGATGATGACAACAGCCATCAATTGAAGTTTCAAGCACCATCCTCAGTAACAACATCTACAACATTCACTTTACCTGATGGCGATGGATCAAATGGTCAGGCTATTGTTACAAATGGTTCAGGCACATTGAGTTTCAGCAATGCAGGTGGTGGTTCGTTTTTAGGTGAAAGTGGTGGTGGACTTGGTGATATCATCAGGGTGCATGAGAATGAGTTAAATACATCAGTTACAGTTGCAACCAATACAAATGGTTTATGTGCAGGTGTTTTAACAGTAGCTTCAGGTGCAACAGTTACCATCAATGGCACACTCGTTATTGTATAGGGGTTTATATGATGAAAACACCTGAGTTTCAGGGAACAAATCTTTGGGATAGATTGTGTTGGGCAAAAGAAAACTTAGAGGGCAAACAATCAGATTATCGTATTGTATGGGAAGATCCTGACACAGATGAATGTGCAAAAATAACTGTGCCTGATCCAAACTGGATGGCTTGTGCCTTACAAGGAGGTATATTACCACCAGTAGAAGTATACTGGGCATTACAAGAAGATGAGGCAAAGCCTGACTTCAAGAAACATACTAGAGGGTATTTATTACATAATACCAAGCCAGTAGAGGCGATGACTGAAGAACAAGCTATCGAGTATTTAATTATGAAAGACATACCACAAAGAGTATGGAGAGAATATCAGAAAGCTAATAAACCAAGATTAGTTATTTGTAAAAAGGATCAGCTACCAAGTACACGAATATGGAGAAATGCTTGGAAAATTGATAAATCAATCAACACCAAAGAAGAAGTAGCATAAGGAGTAAAAAATGCCGACAACAAATATAGTAGATAAAAATGGTGTTACTGTAGATGCTTCTACAGTTACCAAACCATCTGATAGACACTTTAGAGGCGCTTGGGTCTTAGACTCAGACAAGAAGGTCATATCAGAGGACATGACTGAAGCTAAAAAAATCTTTCAAGAAAAAATTAGAGAAGTCAGAAAGCCTTTATTAGAAGAAGAAGATGTAATTTATATGAAGGCATTAGAGGCAGACGATGCAAGTGCAAAGTCAGCAAGTGTTGCAAAGAAAAAGGCATTAAGAGATGCTCCTGCTTCAAGTGCAATTACAAATGCCTCAACTATATCTGAATTAAAATCAGCTTGGGATGTTAGTGTTCTAGGTGAAAATCCTTATTCATAGGAGATCAAATTGAGTTCACAAATAAATGTAGATACCATTGTAGATAAAGCAGGTAGTGGTGGCACGAATGTAAAGATAGCAAACAATTCTGTTACTGTTTCTGAAGGTGGTAGTGCTACGACAACAACAGTACAAGGTTTATGTAAGTCTTGGTCTCATCATAGTGGTGCAGGTTCTATATCTGATTCATTTAATTGCACTCATACAACAGACCATGGAACTAATGACAACACTTTTTCTTTTACTAATAGTATGAACAATGGCACATATAGTGTTACTTTTGGTGGTGGTCAAAATGGTGCAACTTCGTCTTTTGTAAGTTATCAAATTTCTGATGGTTTAAATACTGGTTCATTTAGATTTGATGGAGGTTATCACGATGGAAATGGTCCTCACAATTATGAGTGGGAAGATAACTGCTTTCAAGTACAAGGAGATTTAGCATAATGGCAAGTGAAATAAAGGTAAATAAATTTACTGGTGTCACCACAGCAGGTTCTATACTTGTTACAGGTGAAGGCAATAGCACAACAACTAATCTGCAACAAGGGTTGGCTAAACAATGGGTAAATATAGATGGAACTGGAACTCTAGCAGTTGATGACAGTTTTAATGTTTCAGGTGTAACAGACCAATCAGCAGGCACTTATTTAATAACTTTTAGTAATAATATGAACAATGCAAATTTTGCTCCTGTAATGGCAACTGAAATTCCCTCTAATGCAGCAGATAATGCTTATAGAGTTCATACTTTTACAACTAGCAATTATGGTGTGCAATTTTATCAAGGTGCTTCTCCAACAGATGTAGACCCACTAACAACAATTTGCACAGGAGACCTCGCATAATGGCTAGTATAGGAGATAACAAATGAGTACATTAAATGTCGATGCATTAGTTGGCAACACTTCTGCTAATGCTATAACTGTTAGAGGTGAGGGTACTGCTACGACTAGTCTGCAACAAGGGTTGGGCAAAGCGTGGAATAACGTAACGCAAGGAACTTCTGCAATACAAGATAGTTATAATATTTCAAGTATATCAGATGATGCAACAGGTAGATTCACACAAAATTATACAAATAATATGAGCAATGATTTATTTTCAGTATCTGGAACGTGCCAAAATGCAGGTAACATAGCAACAACTGGCACTTTTGGTTCAAGTGCAACACAGTTTCAAACTGTGGTAACAAGTACTGCAAGTGCCAATGACTATGATGATGCTTGTAATTCAGTACACGGAGACCTCGCATAATGGGGGAAGTGGACATACAAATCATATGGTCTGCTATTATCACAATGGTGCTGATGCCCTTTGGTTGGGCATTTAATAAGATGTTTGCAGAGGTCAAAAGACAGCAAATATTGTTATCAAAAACTAGAGAAGAAATCGCAAGTAACTATGCAAAAAAAGATGATGTAAAAGATGATATTACAAAATTGATGGATGCCATACACAGACTTGAAGATAAGTTAGATAAAGTCCTCTCCAAATAAGGAAATACAAAAATGTTAGAGATGTTAGCTGCTGCTAATGCTGCTTTTGCTGTGATCAAAAAAACGATTGAGAATGGCAGAGATATAGCTTCATGTGGTTCAGCCATCGCTAAATTTACTCAGTCTGAGGATCAACTACAATCTGATTTACACAAAAAAAAGAATAGTCTGTGGACAAATTTTCTAGGCAAAGAGGACTCTGATTTAGAAGAGTTTATGGCTCTTGAACAAATAAGGGTCAAAAAAGAACAACTGCGAGAATATATGCAACTTTATGGTAGGGCAGGTCTTTATCAAGATTATATAAAGTTTGTTGCAGAGGCTCGTAAAAACCGAAAAGAAGCAGCGCAAAAAAGAGCTAAGAAAAAAAGAGAGTTAGAAGATTTATTATTAAAAATATTTCTTTATGTTTTATTAGCAATCTTGGGATCAGGTCTTATCTTTGTTGTGGTTTTTATATTAAGAAAAAAAGGTATGATATGAAACTTGTAAGCTGTTTTTTGTTGGCTTGTTATATGAATGGTATACCAAGCCAAAGCACACATTTTAAGTCGGTTCAGACTTGTCAATATTTCAAGAACTATCTGCATAAACAAACTGTGAATATTGGTCAGCCACCTGAAGCTAAAATGTATGAATGTTATTGCAAATTGGTTAATGTTGATCCTGAAAAAGTGAGGGTGCATTGATTACTAAAGAAGATTTTTTAAAAGGTAAATATAAAGTTTTGCCAAGAATAATGATGCTTGTAAGCACAATTATGAGTTGGAATACAGCCTCTTGGTTTATGAATTTAGAAGATCCAACAGCGCCACAATCTGCCTTTGTTTCGGTTGTTATGGGTGTAATGACTGGAATATTTGGAATATGGATGGGGCATGAACACAAAGGTGATAAATGAAAAAACTAACTAAAAGACAATCAGATGCTATGAAAAAACACTCTAAGCATCACACAAAAAAGCACATGGATGAAATGACTAAGTTAATGACTAGAACAAGAAATCCAATGACATTCACTCAAGCGCATAAAGCTACAATGAAAAAGGTAGGCAGATGATTGCTAGTTTATTACCAGTAGCTTCTAAGTTGTTAGGAAAGTTTATAGAGGACAAAGACACCAAAAATAAACTTGCCCATGAGATAGCTACAATGGCAGAGAAACATGCCCAAGAAATAGCTCTTCAACAGATTAAAGTTAATCAGGAGGAAGCAAAAGGCAACTGGTTTCAAAGTTCTTGGAGACCCCTTATTGGATGGGTCTGTGGTCTGTCCCTAATGATAAATTATATGATTTCTCCTATATGTGCAGGTTTTGGAATTATTATTCCTCAGGCAGATATGTCAGTTATGATGCCACTTATGTTTGGTATGCTTGGAATATCAGGCATGAGGTCTTATGACAAAATGAAGAAAACGGACACTAAAAAATGAATTTAACAGAAAATTTCACATTAGATGAAATGATAAAAAGTCAAACAGCAGAAAGAAAAGGCATAGATAATTATCCTGACAAAGATCAAATAGAAAACTTAAAACTATTAGCAGAAAATATTCTGCAACCTATTCGAGATAAGTTTGGGGCATTCATTGTGTCAAGTGGGTTTCGCAGTCCAGATTTATGCTATGCCATAGGTAGTAATGGCAAAACAAGTCAACACGCCAAAGGTCAAGCTGCTGATTTTGAGGTTTCAGGCATAGATAATTATGATTTAGCGAGATGGATAGAGAGTAATTTGCCTTTTGATCAATTAATTTTAGAGTGTTACAAGCCACCAAATAAAAACTCAGGTTGGATTCATTGTAGTTATGTGCATGAACCAAGAAAAGAAACACTTACCTACCACAGAGATACTGGCTATCAAAAAGGGTTATTAGCTTAAAATACAGCAAAAAGTTCGTTAGGAATGACACTTCGTCAGGATATTTTTTGTTTCGCTATAAATTTTTGCGAATCGTATTTTATAGCTAAACTTATAGCTAAACACCCCTCCAAACCCCCAAAAACCTTAGATATCGTCAGGCTCATAACCTGAAGGTCGTAGGTTCAAATCCTACCCCCGCAACCAAAATATTTGAGATTTCACTAACAATATCAATCACTTACACAAAGCCACTTGATTATTTCAGGTGGTTTTTTTATTGTCTTTTCACTAAATATTCTACTTTTATAGCTAAACCTATAGCTAACATTCGTTAGGATTATTTTGTAATATTACTTGCATATTAGGTAATTATGAGTAATAATTGGTTATATATATAACCTATAGTTATATATTATAGCTAAACAAACCAAAGGAGAGGCAAAATGAAGCTAGAATTAAAAAACATATATTATAGTAAGAGAATGTCAGAAGAGACACCTTGCTATCAAGCAATAGTTTATATAGATGGCAAAAAAGCTATTAGTGTAGATAATCATGGTCAAGGTGGTTGTGATAATCATGGTGCTATACATCCATTTACTAGAAAAGATATTGATAAAGTAATTGATTATTTAGCTAAAGAAAGTGGCGATACATTTGAGCCACTTGATACATGGTGTCATAATCAGCTTTTTTTAAAAGAGGCCACGAAATATTTAAGAAAAACTATGAAAGATAATATTTTATTTTTTAAAAATAAATCTGATAATTTAAAAGGTAAATATTACACTGTTAGAATACAGAATAATATAGGTGGTTTAATAGCCTATATAAAAGATAAGTATCCTCAGAGTATTATTTTAAATGATATGAGTTTAGAAGATGCCCTAAAAACATTTCGTAAAGAGGTGGCATAATGAATAACAGAGAACCCTCTAGACCAAAAAAAATTACAACTCAGCGAAGAGGGAAACCTTTTAAAACTTGGCTTATCTACTATAAATTAGATGGAAAGGAGTGTCGTTTTACTTCCGTTAGTAAAGAGAAAGTTGATGCCAAAGTTAAAGAAATAAATGAAATTATAGATGCTAATGGTGGCTTGCAAAAAGCCACCACTTTTGGCAACTGTCATAAAATGTTTCTTATATATAGGTCTACTATGATAGGCATTCTTGATGGAATAAGTAGGAGACATTATGAGAATGATGAAAGGCATTTAAGATTGCATATAGCACCTTTCTTTGAAGAAAAAACTAATATGGCTACTATAAATGTAGGTCGTATTAATTTTTTTAATGACCATATGAAGAGACTTGGGTTATCAGGAAAAACTCGTAGGTCTGTTTTGAGTACTCTAAATCTTATGTTTAAATATGCTATCTCTATGGGATGGGTAGACTTTAACCCTTGTAGTAGGTCGGAAAGGGATATTATAAGAGGCTCATCTCAAGAAAGGGTCGACTTTACTTTAGAAGAAATAAATAAACTCATACAGTCAGCTAAAGAAGATAGTCCTTTATATTTTAGTTTATTTTGGACTTGTGCCTTAACAGGTATGTCAGCTAATGAGTTAACAGGCTTACAATGGAAAGATATTAACTTTTATCAGAGGACTATTAAAGTAGTTAGGACAGCTTATAGAGGTGAATTATTACCTACTAAAACTAAATTTAGAGAAAGGACTATTCCCTTATGTACAAAATTACTGTCGGTTTTAAAAGATTGGCAGTTAATATGTGACTCTAATGTTTTTGTTTTTCCCTCAGCTAAAGGACTTCATGGAGACCAAGATGCTTGGAGAAAACAAATAAAGCATTACTGTAAAGTTAGTGGGGTATCATATAAAGCTAACCCTAAAGATAGGGATGGCAGAGGTTTAGGTGCTTTTAGAAAAGCATTTTCAACAACTATGGAAGAGAGGATGTTAGTACCATCTACGACTAATAAATATAGAATGGGACACTCTAAAAGGTCAAATACTGCTAGGCATCATTATACTTTTGCTGATAAAGATAGAGCACAAGCACCAGATGATTATGAAAAAATGGCTAATATGATTGAGGAAAGCTAGTTAGAACTGCCCTTACACATAGGGCAGAATCCTTTATTATCTAAAACTATTTTACATCTAGGGCAGAGTTTCATCTTTTTCTTTCAAAGCCATAGAAGCTGCCATAGCTAAATAAGCAATTAAATCAACCCAACTATCCCTATTAGTAGGATCGAATAAAAGCCTTGTTAGTTTTGTAATAGCTAATATTAGAGGCGCTTGAAAAGGCTTAACCTCTTGCTTTAGAACCAACTCTAGTACCTTAGCATTAGTGGTAAAACTATCTTCAAACTTCCCATATTGTTTGCCTCTTTCACGAATAAGACTAGCTGATTCATCAAGCAAACTAAAAGGGGATTTCATCTCCATCTGTGTTTGATGCTTGTTCATTTGTCTCTTCCATAGGTTGTTGATTTACTTCTTCTTTTTTTGGTGGTTTTTTTGTAATAGTTCCTACAATCCAATCATTGTTTCTATTTTTTAAATTTACATAATATGGTTCATTGTTAAAAATAAGTGTTCCTTTCCAATCATCATGCCAATCTAATTGTTTTTCCTTTTCTCTGTTTAAAGAGATGGTCATGTCATCCACTCCATGTTTTGTGTATTGTTTCTCATCCATTGATGCTCTCCTCTTGATAATGATGTGTCATTGATTCCTCTATGTGTGCCTTTTTACTTGCACAATAATCTATTATTCTTTTGTTAAGTTCAGGATCTTTGATGAGATATATTCTATTAGAAGTGTAAAATTTATTTAGATCCTTAACATCATTGATTTTATCTATTTCATCAAACCATTGTGCCTCACTCTTTGGCTTGGGTTGAGGTGTAGAGGTGGCATTTGGAGAGGCAACCCCTACAACCTCTTTTTTCCTTGCTACTGCATCCATTTCGTTAGCTGAGGCATATTCACCCCCTGACAAGCCTAAACTCGCTAGACAACGACCTATGGCGCTTGTTTCAGCATTTTCTAAAGCTGATGTAGTATTAACATGACCTTTGCCTCTAATCTCTTCAGCAAAGCCTGATCCAATTATTCTTCCATCTTTTGTAGTAGCAGTTGCTTTCATAACAACTCTTTTGCCATCATCGACAATAATATTTGTGTCTATACCTATTTCAGTTCCACAATGTAATCTAAAGGCTTCCATTCGATGCACAACTTGAGTATAAAATTTTCCACCTTTTTGTTGCACTCCATGTGTTTTATGAAGTTGCGCTATACTATTCATTACTGGTTTTAAATCTGTCATTTCCTCTCCTTAAATGATTTCGATTGATTTTCTAAAATTCTTTGAAACTTTGATGTTGATCCCATGTCCATGACAATTAAGGGCATCTTTAGGCACAAGACCTTTTAATTTATTCTCATATGATTTATTATCTAGGGCAGCACCTTTGGTTTGAATAAAACCTTGTGCAAAAAACTTCCAATCATCATTGCCTGACATATCGTAAGGTTTCCTTTTCTCAGGTGGTATTGGTGGCTCTGTTGTAATTATATCTTCAGGTATTGTATTAAGCTGACAACATCCATGAAAATAAGAAGCTAGTCCTATTAATTCTTCCTGATACTTGGCATCTATAGTAACTTCCTCAACAATAGGCTCAGAACCTGCCCTAATGATACTTAATACACCTTTTTCTATTGGTTTTCCTAACTTCTCAGATAACAAGTAAGCATTCCAATTTAGCTGAGGTGTATAATATTTCAGTAATCTTGGTATGACATCAGCATAGGTTTCATCCATCATAGGTCTGCCAAGAGTAAATTTAGCATCTACAACTGCTATTTGATTATCATAATTATTAATAACACCATCTAAAGTACACCTCATAAAACTATGTTTTTCTGAAGTTAAAACCTCTTGTTGCATCGAAATGTCATAACCATATTTCCTAGATATCCAAGCAAGGTTAAGAGCCTCTGTGACATTTCCCATCATGACTGGAAAAATAGTGGTTAGATCCTTGTCCTCAACCTTACCAGTTTTGGTTTGCCATAGCTGATTTATTGAAGCCTGATCCCCAGTAGCAAGGATATTAATCTCAGAACCACCAATGTATTTTTTTCTTTCTTTTAGTTCTTTTTGATTAAGTTTATAATTTTCAAAAAATGAATTAGACATAATTATTTATAACCAATAGTAATATATATTACAAGTTATTACTAAAAAAGTAATAATTTTATTTAATTACAAATAATTTTAGATATAATGATCTAAACCTAATCAAGATTTTTAGGCTATATAATGTAAAGATGAAATGAGGGGGTGTAAAACCCCCTTTTTAATATATCTGTCTTAATCCAACAACTGCATGAATACGACCAATATCTTTTTTAAGAATCTTTATATGATCATCTGATTGGTAAGTGGCGCATAAATAATGATCATCTCCCTCAGAGATCAAGCATTGAAGAGTTGCAATCTCTTGGTCATCTATAAAGGTTGAGATAAGTATTTCACTTTCATTAAATATTTTTTTGATTGGATCTATATAAATCAATTCACCATGATTAAATCTTGGTTGCATTTCATTTCCTACCACAAAGCAGCTATATGCTGATGGACTATCTTTAAGATAATCAGGTCTCTCTGTTGTTGAAGCAAATTTATTTGATATGTTGATTTTTTTACCATCTAAAGTAGGCATTCCGTAAACTGGTAACTGTTGCACGATTTGAATTTCTGTAACGTTATTCAGATTGTTTTTATAAGCATAAATTTCTTCTCTTTTAACTTTAAATAATTCAGAAAGTTTATTTAAGTATTTAGTTGGGTCAACAGATCCTCTTTCCAATCTGCAATATAATCCTTGTGTAATATCTAATTTCTTAGAAATTTCAGACTGGCTTAAACCATTTTGCATTCTTAATTTATGAAGATTATTTAAGTGTTTCATTTCAAGTCCTTTTTTTTTATACTTTAGGTCTTACTTGAGCCAATTCCTAAAGATCTTTTATATGCCTATAAGGTAATAGATAAACATTTATATTACAATAATTATGTAATTAATAAATAAAAAGTAATAAAAATAAATTTAAATATTGATTATAATTTCAATTTTGGTTATTTATATAACTATTAGGTAATAATACCTCATATTTGGTAATAAAATGAAATTAATACAATATCTAGTACAAAACGAAATAAGTCAGAAAAAATTAGCAGAATTATTGCAAGTATCACAACCAACAGTTCATAAATGGCTAAATGATAAGGCTATCCCATCAGGAAAAAAACTTGTTCAAATAGAAAGATTGACCGATGGAGAGGTAGGCGCAAGGGACTTTTTCAATGGGAAAGCCTAGCAGGGATAAAGGTTACAGAACCGAAAACTCTGTGAGGAAAGCTGCACTTATTAACAATCTAAAAGCCTATCGAGTGCCATTATCAGGTGGTGGATCTATCAAAGGCGATGTCATCATCAATAATGACATTGAAGAATGGGTCTTAGAGGTTAAGTGTAGGGCAAATGGGTTCAAGGAAATTTACAAGTGGATTGAGAACAATGATGCTTTGATTATCAAAGCTGATAACAAGAAAGCACTTGCAGTTTTAGATATGAACGATTTTTTTAATATCTTATCGACACAGAAGAAAAAAGGAGAGGCTGATGTCACTTGATGCTATGAAATGGGCATTTGATCAGGAAACCAAAGATGCAACTGCGAAGCTAGTTTTGGTCGCTATAGCTGATCATTTTAACGAGGATCTAGGGTACTCGGAATGGAGTTCTTATCAGAGAATTGCCAAGATAGGTTGTTGTTCTGAGAAAACAGTACAAAGAAAGATCAATGAACTTGTAGCAGTTGGTTTTATCAATAAGGTGCAAAGGGGTTTCAGTAAGCCAAATGTGTATTATCTGCCTATGTATCAGGTGTATAAGAAGAAGCAAGAGATGCTCCATTCAGGTCAATTTGACCACTCCATTCAGGACAAGGCTGTCCAGTCCATTCAGGACACGGTTGTCCAACATGGATTGGACACGGTTGTCCAGTCAGGAGTGGACATGGGTGTCCAACAAACACAATACAACACAATTAACAACACAAATAAGTTTGGTGGACATTTGAAAAAAGAATTAAGTTTTAAGCAAAAGAATTTCATTGAAGTTTTATTAGAGAGGGTTGCTAAGAAACAGAGTGATCCAAGATATAGTTACACAAATTTTGAGGATTTAAGAAAGAAGATGACAGAAGGTATGTTGAAAAAAGATGGTTCTTTTGAAGAGTTGTTAAAATTTTATGAACTTAATAAATGAAAAAAAAGAAGCAGAAATATAATATTAAAACTGAGAGGGTTTTACCTACTCCTGAGTTCTTGCAAAAGTTTGATGTTATTGAACAGAAAACTGAAAGAGCAGGTGAAACAAGGATGAGGGTTACAAACCAAACATGGCTTGATATTTACCTGAAGAAAGAAGTTATTACCTATGCACATTTTATCCATGCTCAAAGGTTTCATTCTATTTGGGAAGGCGCTCAGTTCAGAGGCTCTGTTACAACGACACTCAAACCAGTTATGTCAGGTAATAGCAAAGCTGAGATGACACAAAGACAAGCAGCTTGTGTAGCTGATTATAACAAGATTGCTCGTAGCATGGGAAAGATAACCTTTGATATGCTCAGAGCAGTTATTATTGATAACTGGTCAGCATCAGACTGGGCAAGGAGAAACAAAAGGGCAAAGAAAGCAGCACCTGAGTTGTTTAGGATTGCTCTTGATGAATTAGAAGATGTGTTTAAGAATTTTAGAAGTTAGAAAACAATCCAAAGAAATAACATTCCCATACAACAAACTAGAAAAGCTATAGCTCCTAAACTTTCTTTTGCTAAAGTTAAAGCTATGGATTCTTCTTTTTGTGGTGTAGCTTCTTGAATGTGTCTTATAATATTTTTGTGTAACATGATATGCTCCTCAAGTAATATATATTACATATAATATGCATATTAGGTAATAATGCAAGTCATAAAGTAATATAGTTGACAAGAGGAACTCTGTTTGGTAACTTTTTATCAGAATGGGGAATTGCCCATTGAAACAATTTCAAGATAAAATTTTAGATGAATAATTTAAATATTGAGTATCAGGAAGTTGCTAAACTTACTCCTTATGCAAGGAATAGTCGTACACATTCTGATGAACAAGTATCTCAAATTGCAGCAAGTATTAAAGAATTTGGTTGGACTAATCCTATTTTAATTGATGAAAAAGATGGGATAATAGCAGGTCATGGTAGGCTTATGGCAGCGCAAAGGCTTAATGAAGCTAATGTGCCAACAATTAGGCTATCAGGCTTAACAGAGGCGCAGAAAAAGGCTTATGTTATAGCTGATAATAAATTGGCTTTGAATGCAGGTTGGGATGAAGAAATGTTGGCTGTTGAAGTTGAAGAGCTTTTAGGTGAAGGTTATGATTTATCTTTAACTGGTTTTTCAGAAAAAGAGATTAACAATATACTTTCAGCTAATGGAACAGATTACGAAGGACTTACAGATGAGGATGAAGTTCCTGAAGTAGAAGAAACAAATATTAAAGCAGGTGATATGTTTGCTTTAGGTCAGCATAGGATTATTTGTGGTGATAGTTTAAAAAAAGAAACTTTAGATCAATTATTACAAAAAGAAACAATAGATTTGTTACTTACTGATCCACCTTATGGAGTTAATTATTCCCAAAAAAACGAATTCTTAAATAAATGGGATAAAGGCAACAGGGTTCAAAGAGATATAAAAAACGATGAAATAGAAGATATAGAAAACTTTTGCGCTGAGTTTTTAAATATAATACCCTTTAGTCAGTATAATATCTGTTATGTATTTATGGGTGGACAAAAGCTACATCATTTAAGAACAGCTTTTGATAAGAGTAATTTAAAATTTAGTCAGTATTTAATTTGGAATAAAAATAATCATGTTTTAGGTAGAAACGATTATTATCCTAAACATGAGTTTATATGCTATGGATGGAAAAATAAGCATAAGTTTTATGGTAGCTCTAGCACTACAGTTCTAGACTTTGATAAACCTTTGAAAAGTGACTTACATCCTACAATGAAACCAGTAGCTTTACTGGAAAAACTAATTAACGATGGATCATTACCTAATCAGAATGTTTATGAACCTTTTTTGGGTAGTGGATCAACTTTAATAGCTTGTGAAAAAACTAATAGGAAATGTTTAGGAATAGAGCTAGAGCCACATTATATGCAAGTTATAATTAATAGATGGCAAGATTTTACTGGACAAAAAGCAGAGAAAATAAATGGCAAGACCTTATAAGACAAATAGTAAACAAACACCTGAATTAGAACAAAAAATACTAACTGGCATTACAGAGGGTAAATCTTTGCATACGATTTGCAGAGATAAAGATATGCCTGATAGAACAACAATACATAACTGGATTAAAAGAGATCCTATATTTGCAGCTAAGTATGATGAGGCTAGAGAGGAACGAGGTAATTATTATGGCGAAAAGGTTGCAGAGTTAGCTATGGCTGTGTTGGCAGGTAAGATAGATTTTAATAAAGCAAGAGTGGCAGGAGATTTGTTTAAATGGACTGCTGCAAGAATGTCACCAAAAAACTTTGGAGATAGGATGGAACTGAGTCATAAAGCTGAGGATAGCTTTGTTGATGCTTTAAAGGGTGTACAAGCTAAGGTAATAGAGCATGAGGAGATAGACAAGCTACCTCAACAACTACGTGCGCACGAGGGCAAAAAAGAGCTTAAAAAGGCAATCCATTAGTAACGTCAGGATAAGAGCCTGACATATTTGTAACAATATCAATGGGATAGAGGAAAGTTAGCTATAAAACCATAGCTAAACATATATTATTTGGTCATACCCCCCCCCTCTGACAAAGCGATGGGGGTAGGTCTAGAGATATATACCCCTTTTAATATTATGGAATTAGAAAAAACATTACTAAAGCTAAGAAAAGATCCAGTCTTGTTTGTAGAAACAGTCATAGGTGCTACCCCCCAAAAATGGCAAAAGGAAGCATTAAGGGCAGTTGCAAAAAATGATCGTATAGCGATAAAGAGTGGGCATGGAGTAGGCAAAACTGCTTATTTAAGTTGGCTTACTTTGTGGTGGTTACTAACCCATTATCCTTGTAAGGCAGCAGTGACGGCAAATACTGCTCACCAACTTAGCGATGTATTGTGGACTGAAATTGATAAGTGGGCAAGGAAGTTGCCAAAGGGTTTTTATGATCAGCTTGAGATGAAAAGCGATAAGATTTCCCTTAAAGGGGTTCAGGATTCTTATGCTGTTGCTCGTACAAGTAGGCGAGAAAATCCTGAGGCTTTGCAGGGTTTTCATAGTGAAAATATGTTGTTTATCTGCGAAGAGGCTTCAGGCATACCTGATGTTGTTTTTCAGGTAGGTGAAGGCAGTATGAGTACCAAAGGTGCTAAGACTGTTATGGCAGGTAATCCAACAAGAGCCGATGGGCATTTTTTTGATGCTTTTCATAGCATGAGGGACTCTTGGCATTGTATTACTGTGTCGTGTAAGGAGTCTGACTCGGTAAATACTGGGTTCATTGATGAAATGTGTCGAAAATATGGCGAAGATAGTAATGTCTATCGTGTTAGGGTTTTAGGCGAGTTTCCTACTCAGTCGGATGATGTGTTGTTGCCCTTACATTTGGTTGAAAGTGCGACAAAAAGGTCTGTAGAGCCATCTCCTACAACTTCTGTTGTTTGGGGTATTGATCCTGCAAGAATGGGCGATGATCGGTCTTGTTTGGCAAAGAGAAAGGGTCAGGTGTTATTAGAGCCAGTTAAGTCTTGGTCTAAGAAGGATTTGATGGAGTTAGCAGGTATTATTGTTAATGAGTATGAGATCACGAGATGG